ATGGTCGAGAGGATGGAGGAGACGCCGTTTCCGGTGCCGCCGCGCGACGGCGCGCTGGAGCGGTTTCCCGAGGTGATTCCCTGGACAACGCCGATCTACCAGATGTCGAACTGGTGGCTCGAGATCACCTGCAGCTGCAGCGGCAGCCCCATGCAGATGCCGCTTCGCCTCCTCGCCGCGCGTATCGGCTGGCCGCGGACGCTGCGCGATATCGTGCCCCACCTGAGGTGCAGCCGCTGCCAGCGCCGTGCAGCCAATGTGGCGCTGGTCGACGGCGCGGGCGGTGATATCGGCCGCTTCGGCGCGAGGACGAACCGGCTGCACCTTTATCCTTGAAAGCCTAGCGCAGCGGCGGGTCGATCCGGGGGGCGGTGCGGCCGCGCGGGATGGCAGGCTCAGCGTAGGAGTCGGCCTCGACTTCGCGGCCGGTGGCGCGGTCGACGAGGATGACCTGGCGGCGGCCGCCGAGCAGCAGGATGAGGGCGATGACGAGGAAGATGGCGCCCAGGAAGAAGCCGATGATGGCGGCGCCGCCGGTCAAAAGCGTGCCGGCGATGCCGGCGCCGACGACGGTGGCGCTGCGCTCGCTCGCCTCGGCGGCATTGCTGGCGTCGACGGCGACGCGGCCGGCGAGCAGCATGGTGGAAAGCGGCAGGGCGACGACGCTCAGCGCCAGGGCGAGGAACGACCAGCCGAAGGCGCGGCGGATGGAGCGGGAGAAGAAGCCAACGAGGGCGCCGACGAGAACCAGGGCGGCGAGCACGAGGGCGGATGCGTTGGGCACGCTGCCGAGGAGCGCGGCGAGCGCCGGGCTCAGGACGATGAAGCAGCCGAAGCCGAAGACGGCGCCGATGAGAAGCCGGAAAAAGGCCGATACAAATGCCATTGAAACCCCCTTAAAATATCCCTTCCGGCACTCAATCACACCGGCGTGAGGGCGTAAACCACGCGGCCGACGACGGCCTCCGGTTCGCGATAGCGGTCGAGCTCGAAGGGCTGGTCATCGACAAGGGTCAGGGCGCGGGCCTCGCGGCTCCAGCGGCAGAGAACGTAGCGGCCCGTGTGGACGTCATGCACGACATAGGTGCAGCCATCGGCGAGCTGCCGTGCCGGCTGGCCGACATCGACGAGGTAGAGCTTGCGGCGCAACTCCAGCAGGCCGAGCTGGGAAGGGTCGAGCCGCTGGCGCACCAACCACTCCCGCGAAAAGCCGATCGGGGCGGACTCCTGCTCCTTGAGGCCAGGCAGGCCCAGCGTGGTGGTGAGCGCCGGGGGCGCGAAAAGGGTATCGGCGGCATCATCCAGACCCGACCGATGTGACGGCGGGGGAGCGATCGGGATGGCCCCGATGGCAGGATCGCCGACGCGCCCGGCATCAGACCTCCGCCTGTCGATCTCGGTGCGCAGCGATTCGACCATCTGCATCAGGATGGCGCGCCGGGCCGTCGTGGTTCCAGTCGGCACGAAGGCCGCTTTCGCCATGGTCAATCGCTGGTGCTCGATGTCGAGATCTTCTGTCTGCCTCGGGCGGCCGGTCGCCAGGTATTCGATCGACAGCGACAGCCGCTCCGCAATCTTTTCAAGCTCCCGCGGCGCCTTGGTATCGCGCCCCTTCTTCAGCCAGGTCTTCACCGTGTCGAGCGGCACATCCATCGCCGCCGCGGCCTTGGGAACGCTGCCGTGCGCCCGCACGATGGCGGCCACCCTTTCACGCCAGGTGCTGACGCCCAGCTCGAAGCCGAGGCCGGCGCGGGCCCAGTCAAAGTCAGACGTGTGACCAGATACGGGTGCATTTTCACCCTGAACCTTGACATTATCGGACATTGAACCCCTTAATGGTCCAAATCGTGACCCTGAAAGGGTTCAATTTGACCGTGCAGACACATCCTGCTGACATCATCGCGTTGGTTTCGAAGGCTGGCAGTTCGCTCAGTGCGCTGGCACGCGCCTATCGCATGAGCCCATCATCGTTCGCCCACAGCCTGCGCCGGCCGATCCCCGAAGCGAACCGCGCCATCGCCAGGTTCCTCGGGGTGCCGCCCGTGGCGCTCTGGCCTGACTGGTTCGACGAGGACGGCAACCGCCGCGAACTGCGTCGAAACGCTACTAGTCACAAACCCTCCCGCCGCAAAAGTCAAAACTCGGGTTCATACGCAGACCGCCGGAGCGCCGCATGAGCCGCCCCAGCGCAGCATTCAGCCGTGCCGCGGACAGCAGCGCCCGGGCCGAGGCGGCCCGTCGCCGCGCACCGCAGCTCGATATCGTCTCTTCAGTTTCCGTGGCGGAGGCTTCCCTCCCCGCCGCCGCGGTCGCGGCCGGCGCTTCCCCCAGCGCCAGCCCAGGCGGGGTCGGCATCCTCCCCAAGCGACAGGCCAGCCCCGCCCTTTCCATTGCGATCGAGCGCGGCGCGGTGGCGCTCGACCTCATCGACGTCGCCAGCGACCGGATGCGGGCGCGCGATGCCGACTGGGAGGCGCTGATCGCCTCGACCTATGGCGAGGTGGGCCAGCTGCAGCCGATCCGGCTGGTACGCGAGGCCTCCGGCCGCTTTACCCTCGACGGCTTCGGTTTCGGCGTCACTCGCCTCGAAGCGGCGCGGCTTGCCGGGTGGACAACGGTCGAGGCCGAGTGGTGCGAGCGCGCCGATGTCGATCCGCGCTTCTACCGGCTGCCGGAAATCATCGAGCAGATCGCTCGGCGCCGGCTCGGAGCGCTCGACGAGTGCCGCTTCCTTGCGGAATACAAGGCGATCCATCTGCGCCTCTACCCCGAGGCGGCAAACGGCGGCAATCGCAAGGGCCATAGCGAGCAAAAACAAGGACTTGACCACCAGAACGCAAAGTTTGCGTTCTGGTCTGTGGCCTCGGAGAACACCGGTCTCGGCCGCCGGGCCGTCGAAATGAAGGTGGCGATCTGGGAGGGGCTTGGCGCGGCGGCGCGCGACCGCCTCGCCGGCAGCCGCCTTGCCGACAACCAGTCGGCGCTTCAGCAACTGAGCGCCCTCGCCTACGGGCTGCAGGACAGGGTGCTGGATCTGCTGCTCGCTGTGCCGGCCGGGGCTGCGACGATCGCCGACGCGATCGAGCTGGCCCAGGGCAAGCGACTCCCCTCTATCGACGACAAGCGGTTCAATTCCGTCGCCGGCAACATGCAGCGGCTCTCGGCGGCGGCGCGCCGACCGCTGTGGACCGCCTATGCCGACGAGATCATCCCGGTGCTCAAGGCCGAGGGGCTGATTTGATGGCGCGCGACGAGATCACGCTCGACCTGTTCCGCGATTTCGAGCCGCCCGAGGTGGTGGCGCGGTTCGCACCTGAGCAGGTGCGGGCCGAGACGCTGGCGGGAAAACTCAGCCGCGCCGTCAAGGCGACCCTCGACGCTTTTGCCCGGCCGCGCGCCGAGGTGGCGCAGGGGGTGAGCGAGTTCCTGGGCGAAGAGTGCTCGCGGGCCATGCTCGACAAGTATGCGAGCCAGGGCGCCGAGCACACGATCTCAGCCGCGCGACTTGCTGCGCTCGTGGCGGTAACCGGCGACCCGCGGCCGATGAATGCCCTGCTCGAATCGATCGGGCTGATCGTGGTGCCCAAGCGCTACGAATGGCTGATCCGGCGGGAGCGCGCGCTCGAGCTGCAGCGCCTCGCCGAGAAGGAAGCCGCCGCCGCCGATGCCCAGTGGAGGGCGAAGCGGTGAAGGTCTGGCTGACTGCTTCAGAGATCGCCGATGCGGCGGTCGAGGGGAAGTTGCCGGGGCTGCCGACGACGCAGCGCGGGGTGCAGAAGCGGGCCGTGGCCGAGGGCTGGGACCGCTATCCGGCGCAATGCCGGACCCGAAATGGGCGCGAGGGCGGCGGCGGACTCGAATACTATATCGACCTGTTGCCGGCGGCGGCGCGGCTCACCTACCTCTCGAGCTTCGTCAAGGTCGCGACTTCTGCGGCCGAGCGCGCCGAGCTGGCGCCGTCGATTCCCGAGGGCGACACGCTCACCGGTACCGGGCGCAGGAACCGCGATGCGCGGCTCGCCATCCTCAAGGCCGCCGACCGGTACCGCGACGACAACGGGCTCTCGAGCGTCGCCTCGGACGGGTTCTTCGTTTCGCTCTACAACGCCGGCCAGGCCGAGATCGCGCCCTGGGTGCGGCCGCTGGTGGGGCGCCTGTCGGTGCGCTCGCTGGCGCGCTGGCGTGCCGCCGCGAAGAGCAAGGGCACCGAGGCGCTGGGGCATGACCCGGCGCTCAACCGGAAGGATACGGGCGTGCTGGCCCGGGCGGCGGGTGGCGAGGTCAGGACCTTCATCCTGGCGCTCCTCGCCAAGAACCAGTTCCTCTCCTCGGACCATATCCGCAACGCGGTGATCGACCGGTTCGCCGTGAGGGGGTGCCTCGACGTCGGTGGCAAGCTGGCGGCGGTACCGTCGCGGCGCACCTTCCAGCTGCAGCTCAGCGCCTGGCGGGCGGAGTATGCCAATGCGCTGCTCAAGATCCGCGATCCGGACGGCTATCGCAGCCGGGTCGAAATGGTGGCGCTCGGCACCAGCCGGGCCGACCGGCTCAACGAATGCTGGCAGATCGACGCCTCGCCGCTCGACGCGATCATGCTTTCTGGCAAGCGCCAGGTGATCTATGCGGCGGTCGACGTGTTCTCGCGCCGCACCATCATCATGGTCACCGCGACGCCGCGGGCCGAGGCTGTGGGGCTCCTGGTGCGCAAGTGCATCACGGCCTGGGGTGTGCCCGAGCGGATCAAGACCGACAACGGCTCGGACTTCACCGCTCATGCCACGCAGCGCCTGCTGACGGCGCTCGGCATCGAGATCGAGCTGTCGCCTCCATATTCGCCGCGCTCCAAGCCGCTGGTGGAACGGGTGATCGGCACCTTCCAGCGCGATTTCGCGGCGACGATTCCGGGCTTCATCGGCCACAATGTCGGGCAGCGCAGCGTCATCGAGAAGCGCAAGGCCTTCGGGCGAGCATCCGACGAGCCACTGCCCGAAGACCTATGCCGGATCTGCGGCGCAGCGACACCTGCGCTGCAGCTATTGCGGCGGTACCGACCACAACTACGAAGGCTGCCGAAAGCACGCCGGAGGCGGCGCGCTGCCGGGCGCAGTGCGGCTTTCGCCATCAGGGCCGCTCTTCGGTCATCTGGCGCTTGCGCTGGCCTACATGCTGCGGGGTCGTCGATGAGCTCGCAGTTCACCAAGGAACAGTGGGCTGAGGTCCGGCGCGCCTCGACGGCGAACATTGCCGGCATCGGCCAGGTCATCGCCATCTACATGGCCCATGGCAGCGTGGCCCCCGAGAAGATCCGCAAGGACTATGACGACGCGCTGCGCCAGCTTCAGGCGATCGCCTCGGGCACCATGGTGATCTCGGCCGCGGGCATCGAAAGCGCCGGCACCGAAGCCAACGAGGTGCTGACCAACGAACCCTCCCGCCCGCTCACCGCCGACACCATGACGGGGTACATCTGATGTGCCCCACGCTCTGGCTTCGCCAACCGCTTAGGGGGCCCCGCTGATGTCCGGCGTGTCGATCCGCATCGACGGCGCAGACGCTGTCGGCCAGAGGCTCGGCGCCGTGGCCCGGGCGCTGGCCCAGCCGCGGGCACTTTGGGAAGAGGTCGGCCGCATCGGCGTGCTACAGACGCAGGAGCGCTTCGAGCTCGAGCGCGCGCCCGACGGCTCGGCCTGGCCGCCATCCATCCGCGTGCTGGTCGAGGGCGGCAAGACCCTCACCGATTCCGGCCGCATGAAGGCCTCGATCACCTACGAAGCGACCGACGCCGGCACGGCGATCGGCACCAACGCCATCCAGGCGGCCATCCACCAGTTCGGCGGCCGCATCACCGCCAAGACCGAGCGCGGCCTGATGTTCAAGGTGGCCGGCAACTGGGCCCGCAAGCACTTCGTCGACATGCCGCGCCGCGCCTTCCTCGGGCTCAGCCCCGACAACGAGGCCGAGCTGCTCGAGGCGGCCGACGAATACATGGCCGTGCCTCTCGGGGAGGCCAGGCAGTGACCTGCAAGACCTGCGCTCACTACGGCCCGAAGGGCGGCATCGAGGGCATCTGCCGGCGCTACCCGCCGCAGCATCCCGGCCAATATCCGAAGGTCTGGCACAACGACACCTGCGGCGAGCACAAGCCCAAGCCGGGAGGCACCAATGCTGCTGGATGATTTCCGCACCCGCCTCGCCGGGCAGGTGACCGAGCTGCCGGCCGAGCGCCTGCAGTTCGCCGCCGACCTCGCCGAGCTCATCCGCCAGAACGCGCTGCCCAATGCGCCGCTCTCGGGCTTCGTGATCGATGCCGGCACGCGGCCGACCGACCAAGGCCAGTCGGGCGCCGGCTTCTTCATCCAGGGCGTCGAGCAGCGGGTGGCAACCGTGCTGGTCTTCAACTCGGCCAACGACGTTTCGGGCGGCAACGCCGTCGAGCGGGCGGACGCGATCGTCGCCAAGGTGCTGAAGGCGCCGCTCGGCTGGGCCCCTGATGGTGACGACGAGCACGTCTACACCACCGATTTCCGCCTCTCCGGTTCCGAGGTGTCGAGCCTCGTCAATGGCCGCGTCATCTACCAGCTCGAGCACGTCATCGGGCTGCAGCTGAGGATCCTCTCATGAGCAAGAAGCCATCTTCTTCCCCCGCTCCGGCTGACGCCGACCGCTCGGGGGGCCGGCCCGTGCAGCAGCCCATCGTCATCCCGCCGCCGCCAGAGACGGGCGGCACGCATGTCTGGAACGACAGCCTCAGCATCTGGCAGACGGTCGACGAGACCATTCAGCCCTGGGACGAGCGGCATCCCGACAATTCTGCCCCCGCTCCGGCATCCGCCGACCGCTTGGGGTCCCAGCCGGCCCCCGCTGAACAGCCCTTGAAGGACGCTTAAATGCCCGCGCCGATCCTGTGGAAGAACAAGCTCCTCCTCGCCAAGACCGAGGGCACCTACGGCACCGATCCGACGCCGACCGGTGGCGCCGACGCCATCCTCGCCACCAATGTCCGCCTCTCGCCGATGGAAGGCGACGACGTCTCGCGCGACCTCGACCGGCCCTATCTGGGCGCCCAGGCGATGATCCCGGTGGGCCTGCGCTGCCGGCTGCAGTTCAACATCGAGCTGGTTCCCTCGGGCACCGCCGGCACGGCGCCCGCCTGGGGCCCGATCATGAAGGCGCTGGGCTGCTCCGAAACCATCGTCGCCTCGACCTCGGTGACCTACCGCCCGGTCTCCACCGCGCATTCGTCGGTAACCTTCTGGATCTGGCACGGCCTCACCAAGCAGATCATCACCGGCGCCCGCGGGACGGCCCGGCTGCGCTTCACCGCCCAGGGGCTCCCTTACCTCGAGTGCGACTTCATCGGCCTCTACAACGCCCCGGCCGAGGCGGCCCAGCTCTCGCCCACCTACACCGGCTTCAAGAAGCCGCTGCCGGTCACCAAGACCAACACCCCGACCTTCACCGTCAACGCGGTGGCCTTCGTCATGCGCGAGACCATCCTCGACCTCGGCAACCAGGTCGAGCCGCGCCTCCTCGTCGGCAGCGAGCAGATCATCATCGTCGATCGGGCTGAATCGCTCTCGATGCGGGTCGAGGCCCAGCCGGTCTCCTCGTTCAACCCCTTCAGCCTCGCCGCAGCCCAGACCGAGGTGGCCGTCTCGCTCGTGCACGGCACCGTCGCCGGGGCCATCACGACGCTGGCGGCGCCGACCACCCAGATCAAGCGGCTCAGTGGCTTCGAGAACGCCCAGAACATCCTCGAATGGCCGCTGGAGGGCGTGCCTCTGCCCAGTTCGGGCAACGACCAGTGGAGCCTGGCGCTGACATAGCCGAACCCGGGTCCGCCGACAGGTCGCACCGGACTGAGGGGGCGGCTGCAGCGGCGGAGCGGCCATCCCGACCAATCCACGGACCCCCAAGCGGTCGGCGTAGCCGGAGCGGGGGGAAAGACTGACGAAGAGGAAGACCCAGTGACTTTCAAGATTTCGACCCGGCCCAGGGTGAAGACGCGGATCAAGCTCAGGTTCGAGGTCGACGGCTTGATGCAGGAGCACGAGTTCGGCGCCACCTTTCGCATCCTGCCGATGAGCCGCTCGGCCGAGGACGACATGCGGATCGAGTCGCGCCAGGTGAGTTTCCTCACCGAGGCGATCGTCGGCTTCGACGACCTGGTTGACGACGCGGGCCAGCCCGAGCCGTTCACGCCCGAACTGGTGGCCGCGATGCTCGATCGCCCCGAAGTCCGGACGCCGCTCATCGCCGCCTATTTCGAGGCGTTCCAGAAGGCTGCGGCGGGAAACTGAGATGGGCCGCGAAAGCCTGGGCGCACGGCACCGGGCTTTTCGCTGATGGCCCCGAAAGCGAGATCATCACCGATGCACGCCTTTCCGGCATGGACGAAGGATCGATCGATCGCCTCAGGGCCGACCTGGGCGAGGCCGATGGCCTTTGGCCAGAGCATGTGGAGATCCTCGAGGCGTTCCTCGCCTGCGAAACCCAGTGGCGGGTGCGCGCGCTGCGCGCGCCAGCACTGCAGGCGCTGGATGTTGCCTACATGCGGGCGGACGAGGCAGGCGACGCAAGTGCGAAGCTGAGAATTGGCCAACGCAAAGAACGACTGCGGCAGGTCACCGAACATCCGGAGATCGAGGCCGCTCAGTCGCCTGAGGAACTCGCTGTCGCAGGCCTGTCGGCCATGGTCGTGGACTAGCGCACCGCGATGAACGAGGGAATGCGCCGGTCGCCAAACAGCCTGACATCGAATCCGGCACGGGCGAGCAACCTGACGCTGTCGGATGGCGCTGCGTATTGGGTGGTGTGCAGCTCGCCGACGATAGCCTTCACGTGCTGGAGCAAGGGACGCATCCGTCGAAGAACCGGAAGCTCCCAGCCTTCGATATCAATCTTGACGACGGTCCCCGGCCGCTTGATCAACGTCGCCGCATCCAACGCCTCAACCTCTACGAAGGCTCTGCGGGTACCGAAGGTAAGGTGGTGTCCCCCGCTATTGTTGGTGGTCGACGGAGCGAGGCGTACCTTGCCGTTAGCCGTGCTGACGGCGGCATTCAACGCTTTGATCGTCGAGGTCTCACCGTTGGCGCGGACATTCTCTTGCAGCAGCGCAAAGTTGTCGGGATGTGGTTCGACCGCGACGATCTCACCGGCAACACGGCGTGACTTCACCAGCTGCAGGCTGAAGCCGCCGATATGGGCGCCCAGATCTAGAACGTCGTCAAAAGCTTCGATGCCCGATTCCGCGAGCCGCGCGATGTACGCGTCCCAGGTCTCGCTGACTATGCCGTGGTCGGAAGAGAAAGGGCGGACGCGTAGGGCCGCACCGTGCGCGCTCACTACTTCTGCGGAGTTGTCGCGGGGAGGGTCAGTGGGCAGCGGGACGTTAACTGGCTCTCCGGCCCGGCGTGGCGCGGCGGGCATGCGGCTTGCCATTTCGCGGCGTACCCCACCCAAAAGCGGCGGTATTCCGTATGCCCGAACAACTTGGACCACTTGCGAGAGGCGCGACAT